ACTTTCCAATATTTTTCCTGTGGACTGACTAAATTGCCATCACTATCATAAACAGCAGCTACAGTACGAGTATTAGTTACGGTTACGGTAACAGTTCCCGGCACAGGAGTACTATCACTGTCTGTAATAGTAAGTGTAGGTGGTTTTAAATATCCTGAACCTTGCTCAGTTATTTTTATACCAACTAATCTAGAACCTATGTCTACAACAGGCTCGCCTAGTGCGGTTACGCCCCCGGGTAGTTCAGGTGTGCTAAATGTTACAGTAGTAGTTTTAGGGGTAAAATTTTCTAAGTCATATGGTAGCCAGTTATCATTTAATTTAACACCATATACACCTTGTCCACCTACCATAGCAGCTACAACTACTGCAATATTAGTAGTACTACAGCTAATTCCCCCTCCTCCAGCACAGTGATTATATGCAGGAAAGTCTGGTAGATCTACTATACTTGACCATATTGCATCAGTATTAGATTTATATATCTTATACTTAGTTGGATTTTTAGGGAGTTTAACAGTGCCGTTATACAGTACCGGAATACTTTGAGTATAACTTAAGCCCAAATATGTTTTTGAACCATCTGGAATTAAACAAGTACGCGTTAATCCTACTTTATCAGTAGGTTCGCCATCTCCTGGATATTCCAGCTCTTGCCACGCTAAACCTCGATTTTCGTCACTGTAAACAAGATACCATTCACTAGTAAGGGCAATCCAATCCCAGTAGTTAGCTGTTGCATAAGTTGCTTGTTGTGTATAATTTAAGTAACTATAAGTAGGAAATGCTGGAGCCTGTTGACCGCTATCTGGATCAGTTATACTACCAGGTACCTGAACAACAGTAGTTAAATAATATTTGGGCCCACTACTCTGTTCACGCAACTGCCACAATTTACCATTCTCACTTCCTACAACCATTAATGCTTGAGATTTTGCTGGAAGTTCTACAGATCCAGTTGGAAAAGCGTTACTTATTTTATCAAATACATAAGCCCTAAGCTTCATACTCATGGCACTAAGTGGTTGTTCAATAGTATGTGCCCACTCTGTTAGCCAAAGATATTTTGCATCTGCTTCAATCCAAGCTACTCTATAGCTTCCGCGTCCACTATTTTGAATTATTGTTGTACCACCAAAAAAATATCCTGCTTGACCATCGTCGCGAGCTTCATAACAAACAGCTAAAGGTATTTTACCAAAATTATGTTCATAAATTATAGATTTTCTGCGTTCTTGATAGGGTATATCTATAGTCTTTTTCTTCTTCTTTTTTCTTCTTCTAGACTTACGATTTGCCACATAGGGAAAATTAAGCGTTATTTCTCCAGTTAATCCTTGAGGTATGTTTAAATAATTAAATCTAGTATCAAAATATACAGAATCAATATACGCCCAAGGATTTCTTAGAGGGGAATCTCCGTCTATATTATCTGCTATAGTTTTATAAATACTAACTACTGTAGGTGACTGTTCAGGTTGAGTAGCTATACCTAGTGCAATAGGCGCTTTGTCATGAAATGTACCACTATATGGGCCTGGATCATATGTTTTGTTATCTGTTAAAGATCTAGTTAAATCTGCTCCACTTGCTGCAGTAAATATTGCATTCAAAAAATCTAAATCACTTATAGACCAACCATTCGCTAATGCACTAGCTGTCCAGTACGACAATCCACCAGTTTCAGGCTTTCTACGAAACCCATATCTAACACCAAAACTAGTAATATACATGCTATTGCTGGACCAAATAGGTATTATTTCTTGTGCTTTTTGTTTAAATACATCTGCGCTGTATGCACCTTTAAATTCGGCAACAAAATCGTCTATATCATACTCTCTGGTATTTATATAAGTTGGTACTGTTGTTCTAACCAATCTGAAATCGTCAAACCAAAGTAATAATTTATCAGTTACATCACCAATCTCTGCTGGAATATCATCTGCATAAGGGTCGTAGGTATGAGGACCGTCAAATCTACTTTGTATAAATTTAACGTCCGGATGACTAATAGTTAGTGTTATTGTATATTTTTGCCAATCTGTGGTTACTGCCCACTGATTATAAGCTACATCATAAAAGTTAGGCGCACTACCATTATATATTATACCAGATTCATTAGCACCAAATATAAAAGCTTCTATAGTTGCATTAACTTCAGCACCACCAACACGTATCTTATCTTTATTAGAACAAGCATAAAAAGTAAGTACCCATATATCCCCTGCTCGAGTAGGGTATAAATTAGAGCTGGGGCCATGATTTTCTGCGGAAAAATGAGAATCGTTGCCAAGTGGTTGCATTAATACCGGTATACCTTTTGCAGGAGATCTAACAGTTTTTTGATAATCTTCTGAAAAGTTAGCATTATTTGGCGTATAGTTTTTCACCCAATGATAGAGATTATTGGGTGAAGGAATCGCATTTAATTGTCCTGCAAAAAATATTCTTCTATCCGGTATAGCCATCTTCACCTTCTATATACTTGTCGCCCGTTACGGCTACTTGTTCTAAAACACGAGTAGGTCTAAAAACACTGTATATTTTTGTTTTCCACATTGTAGTTAGATCTTCAATACATGAAAGTCTAGTTTCTAAGTGATGCAACATTTTTCCATTACCTAAATAAATTGCTGCATGATTAGGCATTGACTCATCATGTAAATTAAAGATTATAGTATCATATCGTTGAATACTACTACTTTCCTGAACCCAGTCGGGCTTATTTTCAAAGTATAAGTTTTTAGCTTTATCCCACCAGCCATAAGGTCTACTCATGTTCATAGGCATCCAAATGCTCCACTCACGGCTATAATAGTCGTGTACTATTGTATAGCAGTCAAATATTCCGTACAAATATAACCTATTTAAATATGGTTTATTTTCGAAATACCTATCAGGAATATACCACCTAAATATTTCTTTGTTACTACCCATTAATACTATAGGTATTTTTAATAGGGCCATTTCTTCGCGTTCATCTTCACCAAGACTGTTAACGTCATTTTCTGGTCTATATTTTAGTAGTATACAACTAGCCGGGCCAAAGGTCTCGGCTAGTTTTGGTTTACCTGCCCCATTGTCTATATACGCTCGTCCGTCTGTTTTAACTTTAGCATATATATAGTTGGGTATCGACTGTGCAAACATCTATGCTCCTCCAGAGTCAATTCTTATGTACTTATTATCAAAATCAATTATCATTAAATTATCTGCACTTTTAATCATACCTGTTGTTACAGTTCCTAATTGTGCTTTAATTGCTGCTAAATTAGTTGCGTTAATTTTATTAGCTGTAATTGTTCCTGCTCCAATTCTATCTGCACTTATAAGACCTGCTGTAATTTTCTCCGCATTTAAGTCACTAATCTTTGCATTGGTAATTGCTGCATGAGAAATTTTAGCGTTGGTAATACTAGCGTTTCTAATAAAACCTTGATCTATATAAACGCCTAGTGGCAGAGGTTCGCCGTTATTTCCTTCTGGACTAGTTGGTTCAGTAACTACTACAAATGGAAATCTTACTCGTTTTATCTCTGTACTCCACTCTAAATATTGCCCTTTACCAGCAGAAGTAGTTAATAATAAATCGTCAGTTTCTACTACCGGTTTACCGTCTCCACCTAACTTGACTACGCAATATTTTACTGTACCACCAATAGAAGTATTAATTGGCTCACCATCTTTTCTAGTTGCCAATTGAAATTTTCCACTAGGGTTATCTACAACATAGTACATAATACCACGACTATTAAAGGTAGCACCCATATAATTATTTGTATCCGTTCCTACAGCATATACAGTTTTATCTTTTTGTATAGAAACCCCTGTAGTATGCTCAAATAAACCAGCATTTAATATCTTTTGCTGGCTAGTGGAGCCTGGTACAGTAGAACCGGGATTTGCTAAATTAATATGTGGCTGACTACTTAGGTTGGAGTTATCTGTGTCAATAGTGCCAGTAGTACTGTTTAATACTGTTTTAACACCAGTTAGTTTAGTAGGAGTATAGGCTATTTTACAAATAAATATATCCTGACCAATTCTTACAACATCGTCTATGCTATAAGTTTTATCTGGTTGCCAAATATCTTTCCAAGTTATATTAAAACTACCGCTTTCTAGATTGCCTGTGGCTGAAGATATAACATCACTTAATACTTGACTTGGATTACTAGTATTAAAAGTAGGGGTGTTTGGAGTTTCAACATTTGTTCGTGCTGGTAGTGAAGTGTTATTTGCAGTGCTAGTGATAGGACTTGTGTGTGAAACTGGTTGCCAAAGTGTTGTATTTATGTTTGGTCTATGGCCTGCTAAATTAGCCACATTGTTACCTACGTACTGCCAAGTTGCACCACTAGTTGGTGTAGTATGTATATATTTATAAGTATTATCTGTGGTACCATCGCTCCATAAAACTAAATCGCCAGCACTATAAATAGTTTGATAATTATACAATCCTTGCCATTTAAAAGTTGTTCTACTATTTAGCCAAGCACTTGAAACTTGCTCCCAATACTGAAAACTTGATACTGTAGGATATATAGTTTTATTATGTACGTCAGGTTTATATGTATTATAGTAAAAATCAACTCCAGCTACTTCAGCCCCACCATTAACTGTAAGTGAAGTATCTACCCATACTTTACCAGGAAACCAAGTTGCAGCAGGTGGTTCAGTAGCACTAATTACAGAAGGTGCTGCTATCCAAAATCTACTAGCACGTACGCCAAATTCACTAATAGCTTTGTCTGCTCCATTTCCAGTACTAGATAGTCCAAATCCGGAAACATGTCCACCATTATCAATTTTAACAGAAAACTGATTGTCTAGTAATTCAACTTTTGTAGCTATAGGCTTATCGCCACGATCTACTGCATCAACTCTGCTGTTAAATGTTTTATATAACTGACCTTGGCTAATTTGCTCTGTTAATATTGACAGCCACTTACCGGCATCTTGACCAGTTTGTGCTATTAGTGGGCCGTAAGGATTTCTACTTTGAACACCTGCACGACTTTCATATTTAAACCATAGTTTATAATATTTACCTGGTTCTGCTGGCAATGTATAGTTTAAGGTATTATTTGGTATTCTAGCAATAATCTGATCTTTTATGTCTTCCCAAATAGGTTCACCATACTGACTAGTAGGAAACTTAACTTCAGCCATAAATACTAATGTATAAGCATGACTGCTACTAATAGTATCTAAACGTTGTGCTAGTCCTGTACCTGGAGTTGGACTGCCAAACTCTTTAGCTACAAATTGTTGCCCTATCGCCCAAACTTTTACTGTTGATGTTGTTGTTCCTGCAACGTGATGCCAGTTTGTAGTTCCGAGACTAACTACAACATACTCTTTACCAGGAACAAATTTACCGTCAATATCTACACCAGTACCGAGGCCGCCATAGTATTGTGGCAGCGTGCTATTACTTAGCGAAGTTAGTCCGCTACCATATTGTGGATTTTTACTTAATTGAATAAAAATTGTTTCTAGTGCTGTTGTAAGTGTAATTACCTGTCCATCAGTTCCTACATCAGGAGGAAATGCCGTATCTACTTCCTCAATACTATTATCTGGTATAACGGAAATTGCTGAACTAAAATTTATGTCTTCATTTTTAGTAATTGTTTTTGCTGCGTCTAAATAGTCCGGAGGACTTGGATCGGGTGCAAGAGCACTCATTAAAGCATATCTAATATAGTACTGTCGTTCTGGTTGAAGCCCTACTATACTTGGTGATAAGTCTTCTGAGTCATAAATAATATTTGGTATTGTTTTAAGTAGTGAACCAACAGGAATATTTTGAAACTCACTGATCACATATGTTCCGTCTTTGCCAGTGGTTCCACTAGTTTGACTAATTATAGAGATCCAAATACCTGGTCTGTTAAGTATTCTACCAAAAGGAGCCTCAGCCTTACTAGCACTAAATGTTGTTATGGTGTTGGTGTTATCTAATAAAATTGCACCTAATTCTACAGTGCCTACTACACCAGTAATAACTATGTTTTTAGAGGCTGTTCCTGGCGTATCAGACTGTGCTGTAAAAGTCGCTGTTTTAGTAGCGCAGTGAGTTACTGGTAAACTTGCTAAATTGCCAGGTAACCTTAATTGGTTAAATTGAGTTCCATAACTATATCGTGGATCACTAGCTGCTTCGTTATAAATATTGTTTGTATTTGTAGCTGCGTCATAAATTCTAGGATTAGGATAATCTGAAATCCATACTTTTAATTTTTTGTAGTCGTCTCGTGGTACGTCAATACTGTTATTTATAAAAGAACCATTAACTTGTAATAATTTAGTAGTTTCAGTATCTCTAGGAGATGCAACCTCTAGTTCAAAACCTCTTGCACCTATACTAATTGAATTAGTACCTGGACTAATAGTATCTAGAGTAATAGAATTTGTAGCCGTAGAAAATTCATAGCCGTCACTGGTAATAAGCACTGTTCCTTCGTTAGGTGTACCTAAATCTCCTGGTGTGCCTGTGGCAACAGTTGGATTGTTAGTTTGATTTGCCGCACTAACAACAATCTTACGACTGTAGTTTCCTAAGTAGTCAACTGCTCTACATAAAATTCTATACTTTACTCCTGGTATAGTAATTCTAGCTCCAGTCAAACTAGTATCAAAAGTTGTAAGATCAAACTGTGTCAACCCTGTAGTTTCTACTACTTTTAACCAAGGATTATCAACAAAATTTGTTCTAACTCCATTTGCATCAAGAGCACTGCTAATATATCTATGTACCTTTTTAACTTCTGGTCCTGCTACCGGTAGTAAATCGTCTGCAGGCCAAAAATCTAGCGTATCTGGTTCTGTTGTTGCTATATATGCACCATTAAAATTTACCGGATCTTTGCCAGCATATGCACCGGCAATACCGGCTCCTTGTATTGCTGAAAATCCATCATTTTTATAGATTCTAATTTCAAAATGACTAAAGTCAGCAGGTAATGGATTTAATATAGGATTAAGTTCTAGGAACTTTCCAATACGGCGTACTCTTATTTCAGCTACTTCGTTATAATTCTTATCCTTACCTTGTACTTTATGAACATACCAATAATTTGTTCCATTAAGGGGTAGAGGAGTCCAGATACCAGTTGCACCTGTATCTGCTTTAAACCGTAATCTAAATTTCCAAATTTCGCCTTGCTTTACGTCAGGTATATCAATATAGTTTTGTGTAATAGGTACTTCAACTATTGTTAAATTACTTTCACTAGGATCTCCAGCTGCAACACCTGGACTGCCTGATGTTGAATTTGGATAGTCTTTTCCAGTAATATTATTAGCTATCCACGGGATTGGAACAATTGCATTAGAGCGTTGATCTAATCCATATTGACACTGTACGTGTGTAATGCCAGGAGATAATTTATTAGTATCTTTACCAAATAAACTAAAACTTATTCTTATTTTATATCTATAAGTTCCATCAGATATTAAATCTGCTACACTATCATCACTTATTACGCTAGTCACATACGGTACTTCTTGTATATTCCATCCAGAATCTACACGAGTACCTGGCGTAACATTAGTTTTAAATAAATCAGTTCCAGTTAGTGACGGATATGTCCAGTAAATATCTTCGGCATAATCAACTAAATTTATTTTAGCTTGTTTGTTGTTAGTCGGTTCTACAGAAACTACTAGTAAATCATTGGATACCATGTCAGTATATCCAAATAATACTAGATCATCTTCTTCGCAATCTACTATACCGCCTGTGCTACCAATAGAGGTTGTAAATATAACTTTTGAATACCAGTTACTAGCTAAATCAACGTTAAATGATCCGGTCCATACACCGTTTGGTCCTGATGAAGCAAATTGAATATAGCATAAATCACTGTCTGCATACATTACTTCATTTAATACTTCGTCTAGTCCACTACTATCACAATTAGCTCCGCCAGTAGTTCCAGTTAGTATAAATACATTTCCACGTTTAAATGGATGATAAGGATAAGGATTTGCAAAAAATAAGGTAACTATTCCATCTTTTCTAATAATTTTATTTACTGTAAAACCTGTTTTCTTTATTGTACGCTCTGATTCTTTTCCTTTGTTATTTGCACTTCTTATTTTTACAGAATAGTTCTTTAGTGTATCTATTTGAAACTCTTCTGTTAAATCAATGCCAATAGTATTTAGACTTGCAACATGTGCTGGTGGTGAAGGATATAGTGTGCTTGCTGGAGCACCATTGCCGTTTTCTGGAATGCGTAATTTAACTCTAGCAGTATGTATTCCCCACATTGGAACATCGTGTGTTACTCGCACTCTGTCGCCGCGATTACAAACTAAATACTCTATATCTGTATTTATAGTATAAAGTTCTCTGCGAAGTATTGCTTGTGCAAGATGCCATTTTGCGTGATCATAAACTAATAAATTATTAGTTATACCTGGTAGCGGAAAGCTTTCAAATAAAGCCGCTTCTTTTTTACCGCCGCTACCATCTTGATTATATCCTGCATTAAATACTACATTCTCTACTTCTTTGTAATCATATAGCGGACGATCATCATTATAAGTTACTCTAACTGCATGAGGCAATTCTGTTAGTACTCTTGTACTTTCAAATCCCCAAGTATTATGTGGACTAAAGTGCTGAACAATAGTGCTAGTATAGCTGTCATAAGTTACGGTCCATTTGCCGTCTATAAGCGCAGGACTACCTCTGCCAGCAGCGCATACGTCGCGTAATACTTCTAGTACACTACGTTGAGTAGCTACTACGGCATTAAATTTAAATTTTGGTCTAATTACTGGACTGCCAACTGCTACTCCATTTTTCTTATATTGTACAGAAACCATTGGAGTAGAACTTAACGTACTATCACTTCCTGTATATGTAGTGCTGGTCATGGTTACACTACTGTTATTTAGTGTACCGTCGCAATACCTGTACCACTCTTGAATTTTTTCTAGATTAACATACTTTTCTATTTCAGTAGTGTTAAAGTTTCCGCTGCTATCTAATAAATTGCAAGCTCTGCGAGGATTAGCCGGATGAGTAATTAGATATATAAATAATGCTGCAGGATTGTCTATTAAACCTGGTAGCCAGGTATTAGTACTATAATTATAATTAAAACCATAGGTTTGTACTATAGCATTGACACCTTCTACTTGTCCATTTAGAACTTTGTCAGCTTTTAGTTCGAAAGCGGATAGTGCTAGTTTACAATTTGGTGGATCTTTCCAAGGATCTTGCTGAGTAAATGCAGTATAGTTTAATAGTTGAACGGCATGGTAGTATCTAAACGCACTTGTGCTACCATCCGCAGAAACTGGATCATTACCACTCCAATTATATCTCCAGGCACGTAAAAATATTGGCCCCCTTCTGTAAGGAGAACCATCTTCAAATACTTTTTCATAGGTTACACTAAAAGCATCCTTTTTAGGCGAACCTTGACCAATAGTATTTAAATCATATAGATCAGTCCAAACACCTCCATCAGGACTAATTTGCCATCTAATACATACTTCTTCACCATTTAACGAAAATTGATCTCCTACACCTGCACCGGTTTTAGGGTCAGATGGTTTTACTCGTACTTTTCGTAAACCTTGTGGATAGTGTAATACCATATGTACACGAGTATAATCTTTTTCTCCGCCAGTTTTTACAGGAAAACTGTATTGTATAACATTTGGATGGCCGCTAGTACCTGAAACAGGTATTCCACTAAATCTATTGCTAGGATATTGTCCAGGATTTCCGTCGTCCCACTCTAATACTTTTTGTTCCCATCTTTGACTAATGTCGCCAGGGTATATATCTTTTAGTCCTTGTATTTCTAGTGCAGTATTATCAAGATCTCCACCAGGTGTAAATTTTCGTTCAAGTGTTTGTTGTTTTCTTACTTGCGTAAATTGACTTAAATCTAAGTTACCAATCTTAAAATCATATGTGGTAGGCGATCCGCTAACTCTCTCTATGTGCAGCGGTCCATATCCCCAACAAAGCAGCATGTTAAGATAGCTGTCTCGTTCATTTTGAAATATAGTAAAGTTTTGTGCGGCTAATGGAGGTGTAACTCGCATTCTTCCTAATATAATAGGAATTGCTTCATAAGCATTTGGACGATTTTGAGCACCACTTAATATCATTTGCTGCTCAGCTTGTCCAGGATCTTTCGTTTCATTTTTTGGAGGACGTATAGGAGCAATAGCATTAATCAATGCTCCTCCAATTATACTTACACCAGCTGTTAGTACTGAACCTAATAAAGTTTGCGTACTAAAAAATGCAACATTGGCACCGGTCATAGCTACACCAGCAGTAGCTACACCCATAGCTTGTCCGATAAAAGTAGCAACATAAGGTGCAGCAATAGCTACAGCTAATAGTAGTAGTAATCGTAGGCCACCGCCACCACCACCTTTAGCTACAGAACGTACCTCAATTTTATCTTCACTTGCTAAAATTAGACCAGGCCATAAGTGTTTTTCAATTATTTGACCATTAACAATAATTATTAGATTAGTTTCTAATTCTTTATTAATTTTCCAAGTTTCAACTATATTATCAGCTACTTCTTGCAATGTAGTACCTGGAGCAACAGGTAAAACATATGCTTGAGTTTTTAGTGGGTGTGGAGCAACAGTAAGTATGCTGCTAGTATTTTCGTTATACTTATAATAACCAAATACTCGTTTGTTCCAGTGTGTACTATCTAATCTCTCTATTACACTATCTTGATTTTCTCTAACATGTAAAAAACTATTTTTTTCTGGTGTAATAATTCCTACATGTGTTTGGCTACCAAACATATTAAAAGCAACTAGTGCACCTTCTTCTGGGGTATCTAGTTTAGTCCAACCTTCGCGATATCTACTAAATAATTCAGCTACACGATCGTGATCTGTTACAATATATTGATCATTAAAACTTGGAAGACCAATATTATATTCTTGCTTATATACAAGACGAGCTAAGCCCCAGCAGTCAATGCCGTTTGTATCTCTTCCGCCGTCTTTAAATGGTATACCAATATATTTATTTGACCACATTAGAATATTCCTAGAAAATAAGTTGGGCTAAATGTATATTGTGGAAAGGGTTCTCTATCATAATCAATCATGCTTAATTCCATGCCTACTTGATCTCTATTATATGTTATATTGCTAACATAAAAGGCTTCGAAAGAAACTTCTGCATGTGTAGGTGCGCTGCTTAATACTAATTCTATTTTAACTCTAGGGGGCCCATCTAATCTCCTAATTAGTGGAGTTAAGTATCTTGTAGCATTATAGATTGTTATACTAGCACGAGGAGCCCTACCCTCTGTTTCATCGGGTAATACAATATCTAATGGTAAGAAAATAAAAGGTTTTGAATCTGTTCCAATTACACCGTAAATTATGTCTTCGGCATTTACGGTCATATCAGTTTCTAAATCTACAATTAAATCTTCTGCGGGGGTACTTTTCTGTGCGATACTAGTATTTGTGCTATCTGGGTCGCCAATATTTATTAAACCTGTTAATGTTTGAGTCCAACCATCGCAGACTCTGGCAACTACTTTTGTTGGATCTAAAGGATCATAAAATGTAACTAATATTATTACATTGTCAATGCTATTAGGAGAGTAAAACTCCCTAATAGCATTTTGTGATAATGTTCCAATTCTACTCATGGTAATGCTTCCAAGGTTATTTTAACACTGTAATATCCTGGGCCGAGATAATTGAGTGTATAAAGTTCACCTTTGTTTTGTGGTACAATTCTAACTTCTAAGTTTTTCTCAATAACGCTTAGCTTATCATACTTATCTACTAGTGATGCTGGATTAGAAAACGGATTTCTAGGATGTGGTATGCTAAAACGTAAAACGCCTTTTAGAGTTTGTTTAACAAATGTTTCAAATATATCTACTTGAAAAGCATCCATAAAATAATCAACACTAAAAGTACTAACGGCATTACCCATGCGACGTTGTTTTGCAGGACCTTTATCCATCTCAGTTCTAGTAACTAATACCCCTGAGGTTTCTGTAAATCCTTTTTGTGGGTATTTGGGCAATTGAGTTGGCCAAGTAATATAAGCCATTACTATCTCCTAATTAAACTAGATCTTAAGCCAAACGTAGATTTAATAGCTTCTTGCGTAGTTCCACCACTTCTAGTAATATTTGGATTTACTGCTTCTCCTATTACTATGTCTATACGTTTATTACCCTTGCTATCTACTGTTTCTTTGGAATCTGCTTTCTCATTAGAGAAATTATTTACATTTACTTGAACAGAGCCAGATGAATTACCTTCAACACCTAGTACGCCGCTGCTATTTCTACGTAGTGGCATAATGGCCTCTGGTCCTGCTTCTCCCATTAATCCTAAACCATTTGCTGCTTTAAATAGTGTAGGCTGATTTACTAAGCTATTAGTAAACATTCCTCCACGAGCATAAGCTTGTACACCACGGTTAAATGCGCCGCCTTTTGCAAACACACCCCCATAGTATTGAGGAAAGGCTGCCGCATCGTAAACAGCACTATAACCACCAGTAGAACCACCAAATGCACCCATAAGAAACTTTCCAGCAGTAGTTATAAGTGATCCGGTCGGCGCTCCGCCCATGGCTTGTATAGCTTGTACTCGTACTGCATGCATTTGTAGTTGTAGCTCATAAACAGCTAAATTAGATATTAGGTTCTTTAACAAATCTTTGCCTGTCCACTTACCCGTCATCATCCAATCTACCATTGATTTAGCCATGCCATCAAACAAACCTTTCCAAGCATCGCTGTATGTTTTCATACGATTTGTAACCATGGCTTGATTATCAAGTATTTGAGTTTGAACACTGGCAGCTTTTCTAGCGGTTGCTTCAGCGGAATCTGCTGATTGTTTGCCAGCTTCATATCTTGCTCTGGTTAGTGCATCTACATCTCCGGTTTCACTTAGTGTACCTGCAGCTCTTTGACGCTCATACTCGCGATTAAATTCTTTTTGAATTTCTAATCTATTATTTTCTATATCTTTTAATTTATTTTGCAAGTCGAGGTCTATTTTCATTCTGTCTAATTTTCTAGTTTCTCTGTCTACTTCATCTTGAGTTAATAAATTAAGTGCTTGTTTATTGCCTAAAGTGGCTTTATCAGCATCTAAACTAAGCTGAGTAACTGCTTGTCTATCTCTAAACAATTGATTTTCTAAATCACGTTGAATTTGTACAGCTTGAACTTGCTCGTCATACTGCTTTAATACTAAGTCCCTGCGCGCTAATTCTTTGTTAGTTGCTTCGCCTAGTTCTTCAGCACTACGTTTTTGTTTTTGTGCTGCATCAGATGCAGCTAGAGCTTGTCTAGCAATGGCAATTGCTTGTCC